GTCCCTTCCTGCAAGGCCGTAAGAGGGAAGGGGATTGTAGATTTTACTCTACAATAAGCTTATACAGAGTTGTATAGGCTCCGCTAACCGACAGCCGTCGGCTAGCTCTGCTTACGCAGGCGTCTGGCACATAGTCCCAATACGGGCATGTACGTGAGACGACTTTAGTAGTCGGCGTGTCCTCCCGGACACTAACGCAACCACCAGAAAGGTAACCTCCGACCAATGAAACGATAGCCCCGAAGGGGTTCAGTGTTGGCTTGTAGCCAGCACGTCGATCGTATGCGCGCGGTTGCACGTCATCGGGCAACTTCTCCAACCTCGGCACGTTCACCAAGCAGCGATAGATCTCTGCTCGAGTGTTAATGTCGAAGAAGTCGAAGTCTAAAGACGCAAACGGCGCTTTCAAACCTTCTGAATCACCATCACGGAAAGGAATGTAACAAGTCCGCTCTTTTGGAGCAAACCGTTTAGCACTCCTCGCGACAAGCGAGAAAGTTCGAGGTAGCATCACGTTGGTCTTTGTAGACCACTCAACGATGCGGTTGAGTGCGGAGTAAACATCTCCCATGGTGTCCAGCTTCCTCAGATAGAGGCCGCGGACATTGACTCCATCGCTGAAGTCGCCGCCACAGGACTCGCGGAAAGGGCCTGCGTTGAATGATTTCTCGGTATTCACCGTGAAACCAACCATTGCAAGCGCCCTGGTGACAAGATCATAAGCGTGTTTCACGACAATGATGTCATCACCGAAGACCCCGAAGTTTCGGTCGGGCCCATGCACTACGAACTTGATATTGAGAGCTCGGTAGCACGCTTCCACAAGGGTTGCGAAGATCAGAGTCTGCAACGGGAACGTAAATCCATTTCCCATCGAAGACATCATGAAAAGCTCGACGTGTAATCCGTCCGGCTGAACGGTTACAGGGGAACGAAACCTCCTACACCACTTTGTGAGGGTGGCGGGCAGAAGCTTGTCTGTCATTCCCAGAGCCATGCAATTTGAAGCGTCTTTAAGATCTACTGTCCCGAAGGACTGATCAATAGAGCCGCGCAGTGCGAGACCGCGATTAAGGTCAGGCTGCTTTGACAAATCAATGCCAAAGTGAGCCCAGAGAACTTCGCAGATCACACCGTTGATGCCTTTCTGAAAAAACATATTCAGAGTAGGCTCAGTACAAATCGCTCTCGCGATCTCAATGTTTTTCTTAGCGAACGAAAGGACATTCCCCACAACGACACGTTCACCATACAGGTAGCCGCGAGACATCTCTGCCTGCGACCATGAGGGTGAGTCCGATATCGAGGACCGGTAGTACCGGTGGAAAGATGCGTCGGTCATAGTCAATGGTCCGTCAAACAACTTCGAGTAGAAGCTGTTTGACCTTCCGCCGACATTTGACCCAGCCCCAAGCCCAGTGTGCTTTTTGAGACACTGGAGCGTGATAACAGGCGAGTCTCCACCATCCCGCCGCGCAAATGCGGAATCAAGGATGTAGCACATTTCGTGCCAAACCTGCGATAGCAGGGGATCAGATAGGTCCAATTCAAACGTACGACACCGCTCATTACAGGCAATGAAGCTGTCATGAGCAGCGTCTTCAGCTGCCGGACCAATGTCCTCCCATTTTTTGGTGAGAGAACGGAGAATCTGATTGCAATGGACGTGTTGAACGCTTTTGGCGTCAAATGTAAGACCATTGAAAGGAGAGACGAGATCTTCCCGAAGGGAAGCAAGTAGACTATCAGGCAAATTTGTCATGATATGCTCCAAGGGTGTGAAGAGTTACATCACACCAGAAACGACAGTGTCGCCAGCGCCAGCGCTAGCCTGACTGAGCGCACCGATGTGCGCACTCAGCATCGCCCGCAGGTTTGCAGGGTCAGCCAAGTCCGCACCAGCGGGGCAGCTGATGATGGTTTTGACCATCGCCACCTTCACAGGTTGTCCAGCCAGAGGTACCACACCCTTGCGGGTGATAACCGTGTAGTCGTTCATCGGCACGGCCGGCAAAAGGCCGGTCACGGGGTTCGTTTTTCCGAGGACTTTGTAAGCCTTCGGTCGGACGAACGTGATCGTGAAGGGGCCAGCGACAGAATGTGTCGTGACGCCCGTTTGCGTACCGCCGAGAGCCGTCACAGCCACCTGCTTGCCGTTGATGTCAGGAGCAACATCCGGGCTCAGCGTGTAGGTGGGAGTGACGAGGTTCGTTTGTGACGCCCCGGTGAGGGGCGTCGTGAGGTTCCAAGACATTGGGATTCTCCGGGTTCACATCCTAGTTACCTAGGGATGCGGGTTGAAAGACCACTTATGGTGCCGAGGCACCGGACGTGGAAAGGGTGGAAAACTAGCTTCGAGCTCAGTCGACCGTCCGAAAACGGCCAACATGTTCATCACCTTTGACGGGGACCCAGGCAGCGAGAACTGCAAGGGGACCGGTTCCGGGATGACCTTTGCTCTAAGCACGCGCTTGGCTTGCGAGACAGAGGTGCCAAAAGTACCTCCACCGCCCAAGTAATTGTCACCAAGAACATTTCGCGCAGTTGTGTCGTCCCATCGGGCCGCGACGATTTTGGTCGTCTCGATCCTAATGGTACGAACCATCCATACGATAGCTCTGGTGTCAGTACAAGCTGCGGCGATCACATCACCGGCATTAGTAAAGTAATCAACGAGCCAACTATACGGGAGAAGCTCCCAGATAGTCGGAACAAACTGATCCAGTCCTAATCCGGCAATCTGGACCATGCGGTCCAGCGACTCGGCAGGGTAGCCGAGGTTGTGATTAAGTGCTGCTCGATATCGGACACTCACTCTTGTTTTCACGCGTGTGTTGACAAGTGCGAAGCCGTAATTTCCGAACAGGACAGACGAAGTCGTCTGTTGATTGTCATCGTCACGAGCATTCTTCCCGCGCACAATCTGTGCACGAGCTCCTTCGTGGGTAATTTTTCCAGCTGCCACTGCGATGTCTTTAACATCGTTGATCAATGGCTGCCAGCCGAAGGAGAACTCAAGCCAGGTAGACCGTATGGCCTCGTTAATCGCATTAACTTGTTTGCGATTCCATACGCCGCGTCGCTTAGCGGCCTCCACTCCGTAACGGGCGTCCTTCTTAATGCCATCGATGGCATCAAGATATTTTCCCATTCCTCTGCGAAGACCGCCTAACGGGTTGCGGATTTCATGCAAAGTCTTCATAAGCTCGCCTAGGATGGTCCCGCCAGCGGCGGATTGATTCATCGCAGACAAGTTCTGATAGAACCTCGTAAGAGCCTGGGCGTCGATCTCACCCAAAAACGGGGCGATCACGTTGATGGACTCCGGAGCAACGAAGTTGCCCGAATAGTTCCACACCGAGATACCCGCAGGGTTGAACTCAGCACTCTTGGACTCCTTACGCGTGAGCGTAGCGGAGCCGCCAGTGTGGCTCAGGATGGTTCTGTAAGTCGCGTCGAGACCCGTCGTGGCGTCCGTCTGCGTTTTAATCAATTTACGCCAATTCGGCATATTTGATCCAGTCCTGTCAGAAAGCAACTCTACAAGGCCGCCATAGTTAGAGATGATAGGTGGTCGAAACCCATCGATCCCAACTTCTTTGGCCTCAGTCGTCACAGTTGACCGGCTGTACTTAGTAACCATTTTGTAAATCCTGAGATCAAACTTACTCAGAAAGCTAACCCTTATCCTTGATTAATGCATAAAGTAGCTCGAGGAACTCTATTGCTGCTCGGATGAGCAGTTTAAGTAGAAACTGAGCCATGCATCCTTTCAAGGGGGGT